CCCACTCCATGCGGGCATAAACACTGCGGAAGGATGCGCCGCTTTGCGCCCTATGGCAGGGCGCGCGCAACGCTAGCGGCCAGTCTTCCCAGGTACCCCCTGGGCTGGAAGCGCGGATACGCTCCAGATTCAACGGCGTCAGGCTACGGGCCTTGTGCAGCGGGTCGTGGGGATCCGTTTCGCCTGCGGCGAGCGCAGGCAGGTGGCCGATGGCGTCGCGTACGGTGATTGGTGCCGTTCCGTGCGGCGCGGGGAGCCGGATCGCTCCTAGCCGGGATGCGACCAGGACGAAACGTCGCCGCTCCTGCGGGATGCCATAGTCCGCACAACGCACCCGGCGGGCATCAACGTGATAACCCAGCTCCCGCAGGGTAGCGACGAATTCTCCATAGGGCGCATGGTTGGCAACTCGGGGCACATTCTCCATCGTCACCAGCTCGGGCTGTAGCTCGCGCACGAGGCGCGCGAACTCGTACAGCAGCCCCCACTTCTTTTCGTCGGTTTCGTCCCGTGTGTTCGCCAGGGTGGAAAACGGCTGGCACGGAGCGCAACCCGCAAGAAGGCGGACAGCCCCAGGCGAATACCAATGCGCCAGTTCTTCGCCCGACACCTGGTCGACGCTCTTGCACTCGAAAGGAGCCGCGTTGTTCGCCTCGTAAGGGAAGGCGCACGCGGTATCAATGTCGTATCCCGCCCGTACGTCCACTCCTGCCGCTCGCAGGCCGCAGGTCAGCCCACCGACGCCGCAGAAAAGATCAACCGCTTCGATCTTCATGTGCGACCTTGTGCATCCGACCCCCCACACCCCGAAAACAGCGACACAGCACGCAGCATTTCTAGTTTCTCCCCGCGCGAATTCTAGCGGAAAGACATCAGTTGTTCGAATTCGGGGGTAAGGCGAAATGCCGGGCGGCGTGGATCCGCGCGGCGATTGAGCAAGACAACGAGCGCGGCCTATGGGTCGATCCAAACCCCACCGCTCCGTGGGACTGGCGAAAGCGGTCATGAGCAAGCAGCAACGAAGCCAGTAAGGCGCGCGTTTGTTGCCCGAAACTGGTGATCCGCCATAGCATACGAAAATTCGGTATAGATAAGAGGACGGCATGGAACTAATCGAGAAGCTAAACAACCTCGCGTCGAAGATTCGCCAGCAGGGCGCCGCGATCCAGACCGAGGAAGCGACTAAGAACGCCTTCATCATGCCGTTCATCGCGACCGTGCTCGGGTACGACGTTTTCGACCCAACTGAGGTGATTCCGGAGTTCGTCTGCGACGTCGGCACCAAGAAGGGCGAGAAGATCGACTACGCGATCCTGAAGGCGAGCGAGGTACAGATCCTCTTCGAGTGCAAGAAGCTCGGCGAGCCGCTGAATATCAACCACGCAGGCCAGCTCTTCCGCTACTTCCACGTCACGAGCGCCCGCATCGCGATCCTCACGAACGGACAGGTGTACAAGTTCTTCACCGACCTCGACAAGCCGAACAAGATGGACGAAAAGCCGTTCCTCGAGCTGGACCTACTGGACATTGACGAGCACGTCGTGCCCGAGCTGGCGAAGCTGACGAAGGTCGCGTTCGACGTCGAGTCGATCATCAGTGCCGCTGGTGAACTGAAGTTCATCGGCCAAATCAAGCGGCTCATCGCCAGCGAGTTCGCTACGCCCAGCGACGACTTCGTGCGTTTCATCGCAACGCATGTCTACGAGGGCACGATCACGCAGAGGGTGCGCGAGCAGTTCGCTGAACTTTCCAAGAAGGCGACCGCGCAGTACCTGAGCGACCAAGTGAACGAGCGCCTGAAGTCTGCGATCAGCGGCACGAAGCCAATCGCCGTGCCGGCTGTCGACGGCCCCGCCGAGGAGGGCAGCGAGGCGGCCAAGGACGAGCCCGAGGACAAGGTCACCACCACCATCGAGGAAATGGAGGGCTTCCACATCGTGAAGGCGATCGTCCGGTCGGCCGTTGATGTGAAGCGGATCGCCATGCGCGATACACAGAGCTACTGCGGCGTGCTCCTCGACGACAACAACCGCAAGCCGATCTGCCGCCTGCACTTCAACCGCGGGCAGAAGTATCTGGGGACCTTCGACCAAGAGAAGAACGAGACTCGGAACCCGATCGAATCGGTCGACGACATCTACAACTTCGCCGACCAACTGCGCGTGACCGTGGGCTACTACCTCTGATTTGATGGGCTGGCGACACTTTTGTCGCCAGTGCTGCGCGCTGCGAGTGCCCAAACTTTGAGCGCTTTCTGCGGGGCCTTGCCCTTCATCCACTTACCGCCCCGCTCCACGGGTTATTCACAGCGTTTCCCACGGCCGCCGGGGATAACCCGCTGATCGAGCCTCAGGCGAACAGCCCCGTCGGCTGCGGCTCGCTCACGCCAGGCGGGTCACCCAATATGCCTCGGACACGATCGCGATCCCCGCGCCGTCCTCGCGGTACTGCGCCGCCTTCGCGATCTTGGTGCCGAAGCTCGAATGGCGCCAGAAGTCCGAGCCAACAGAGCCGATGACCAGATAGTTAAGTTTCTTCGTGACGCCCTTAGCCGCCTCGCCGCCGCGCGCGAGCACAGCCTCGTGGCAATCCGCCCGAGAACCGAACTCGAACACACCTGTGAAGCAGAAGCTGCGGCCCGGATAGAGAATCTCCGGCGCCGGCGCGGTCAGCGGCAAGGTGCTGGGCGCCGGCGCAGCCCCCACGCCAGCAGGGGCAGCAATCTGCATCAGCAGGCCGAGCAGTTCCCCGGCTTCGTCCGGGTCGAGCACCCCGTCGGCCAGCATGGCGCGCAGCCGGTCGTAAAGCACGCTGGCAGGCCAGGTATCGAGGCACTCCACGTTCGCATGCAACCACGCGAGGATGCCGTCGGCCTCGTGCTGCTCCACCTTCCCATCCAGCAACGCCCCCTTGGCGAGGCCGACCAACTCGTCGATCTGCCGCTTCACGACCCGATCAGCGTGGATGCGCCGCAGCGCGTAGTCGTTAGGTTCGCGAGCCATACGCCCTCCAAGTCTATGACGTGAGGAAGACGGTACCACGGCGACGAGCAAGCGGAAAGGCGACCGGCGAGAACCCGTTTACTTGCATTGTCACGGCATGGCAAGCCCCTGAACAGCCGTTCCCTGACAGAACGCACTCGCCTCTGCATCATCGGCGCAGCCCCACAACCGCTGTCCCGACATGACCGACCCCTCTACCGAATTCGCCGAAGTGTTCAACGGCGCAGACCTGCCGCAGGCGTTGATCTCCGCCAAGACAGGCGCGGAGCTGCTCGACATCAGCGAGCGGCAATGGCACCGCCTCGTGCAGCGCGGCCTGCTGCCGAAGCCGATCCGCCTCGGCCGAAACACGCGATGGAAGTTGGCAGAGGTCGAGGCAGCACTAGACGCCATTCCACCGAGCGAGGCATGACATGAACCCTGAAAAAGGAAACGCCCACCGAGGCCTGGCCGCCAAGGTGAGCGTAGATGCAAAGCAACTGGACATTGCAGGCGTGAGTATCACTCACACGGGACCGTTCCGCTACCCGGATCCGTTCGACCCGACCGCCCTCGCGCTGGCGCAAATGATCGTCGAGGACCAAGACCGCGCCCAGGGCATGACGACGGACGACGAGGCGGTCGCCCAACTCATCGCCGCGCATGTGCCGATCGAGGTGAGCGACATGGAGATGATCGACGGCAAGGTCGTGACGTACTGGGCGATCTGCTGGCTCGACGACATCGACGCGGACGAGGCCGAGCGCTGGTTCGAGCAATTCCGCGAAGGTCTCGATGAGATCCGCGTGAAGGCGACTGGCGCGGATCGCCTCGCGCTGGAGCGGGTGGATTTTTACTTCAGCGATCCGCAATACCGCAGTCAGGCCACCCGCCGCTGCCTGCCGACCGCCGCAACTTACAGCGCCA